CTTTCAGACGCTGACGTTCAGCGCTGGTGAGCCCACCATCACCGCCCCCGGTATCCCGCTCATGCTGGCGAACCCAGACACGCAGAGTCTCCGGCGTACAGCCAATCTTTGGGGCAATGGAACAAATTGCCGCCCACTGTGAGTCATATTCATCCTGACTTTCCAGAACCATACGAATCGCCCGCTGACGGACTTCGGGGGAAAAACGAGTATTTTTAGTCATCCTGTTTACCTCTTTCTCAGGGAGTTTAGTCTCCAGGATTTCCGGGGCGGTTCAGCCAGTAGCCATTCCTGATTATTCAGAATCACCGATGAAATTCCCTTCAAAGGCGCGTGAAGGCACGCAATAAAACAAACTGCCTACCCTGGCAGTGCCGTAATTGAATATTTTATGGATGTACCAGAAGCGGCGAATGGTTGTGCCGTCTGACAGCTGTTCCAGCCATTCGAGCATAGAACCCACTGGCACATTAACGGCGGCCAACCGAAGGATTAAAGCACTGTCGCTAATTCCCGTATTATCACTGCCGTCGTATAGCGCGTAGAAGGCGTCCATCTCATCCGGGCAGTCGAGGGCCGTTATCAGTTCTGGATCCTGATAGTCATATATGCGTTGGTTCGGTTCTATTATTTCAGATGCCGTTTCAGGTGCATTTTTGTCTCTGTAAGGTATTGCGCGATACAGAACCGCATCGAATGAGTCAGGGTCTAGCTTGATTGCTTTGAGCCAGTCCATCCGCACAAGGTTATTAAAAACTGCATGACCTTGATAACGGTGGCGCACACCAGAATCACTAAGCAGGCCGTGATCCAGATTGGGAAGGTGATTGTCCTCCACAGGATCAACAATATTACCAACGTTAACACCATCGGTTTCGATTTCAGCATCAATATCTTCCTCTTCAATCAGTTCAGAACCTTCGCCTGGAATATCCGGATCCGATTCGGTGTCCGGGAGGTTATCACCAGTCACTTGTTGTGATGGTTCTGTGTCCTCAAACATGTCATCAAAGAAACCAGCCATCGATTATCCTTTCCGTTTACGGGCTTCGTTAATTTGTGTCTCAAGAATGCTTCGCGCCTGCGCAGTGGCAGCGGCCTTGTCCATTCCCTGACTCATGAAAAACTTTATGAGGTTGTTCGCCTGCGTTTGCAGGGCTTTTTTGAGAGCGTCGGCTTCAGCGCGAGCCTGGGCTTCCCTCACCCGCGATGCTTTTAGTTCGGCATTCTTCCTGTTTGCCGTGGTGCGAGCTTTTTTTAACAACCGGCGAACGTTGTCCGTGGCGCTATCTTTTGCGCGTAGTTTTTTGCCTAATGCATCCTGAGATTTCAGATACAGCTCATACTCACGCGCAGCTTTAGCCTGATCCGTCGTTGTTGTCCGGTTGCGCGCGAGCGATTTAGCCAGTTCGCCTTTGAAATAGGTTGTTGTCTTCCGCTTGTCATCGCCGAAGGCTACCTGTTCAGCTGCTTTTTCCAGGGCAATAATGATGGCCTTGTGCCATGTGGGAGACTGAAAACGCGTCATAGCGTGCAACACATGTTTGCAGGCCACACCAGTCAGATCAGGGTTGCGGATCTTGGGGAATGCATACTCTTTTGGCGGCGCGACAGCATAGTTACCAGCCGTGGCCATATAACGATACCAGTATTGATGGCGTCCACAATCACAGTCGAAAGATACCCGGCCCTTGCAGAGATCGGCAGCGATTCGGGCTTTTTTCGCACCGTCTTCAGCAATTTCCTCAACGGCTTTATCCCATTCCTCAAATCGAATTCTGACACGGTGATGCTGGTGGACCGACTCATCCGAGGCATTAACAGATATCAATGCAAGGTTGTGTTTTAGCCCGAGGAATGTCGCGGCTTTGATCCCTGTGCCATCAGAAACTTTGTTGTTAGCGCGTTTTATATCAATGCTGGTGGACTGCGCCACCAGCTGAGCATAGGTAATGCCGGGTACCGTGCTCTTGAATTTTGTTTTATGAGCCTGCCTTGAGGTGTTGAAGCTGCGTATATCTTCTGGCGTAAAGTAGGTGCCATCTTTCTTTTTACCAAGGCTGAGGAATGCCTCAAGTTCGCGGTTGCGCATCCCCATAATCCTTGGGGTGAGTGTACGTCGCGCGTTTCGCCGATTCTGACGCTGCTGTTTACGGATAAGATCGAAGACCTTATTAAAGTCTTTTGCACTTAATCCATCAGTCTGATAGCGACCAAGGTTGTCGCGAGCATATTCAGTTGGCATTCATTTCCCTTACGCAATGGATAATGTCCCTATCACCTGGCCGTCATATTGGAAATGGCGAATCATTTCGCGGATCCATGTGGCAGGTGGGAGTTTTAATTTTTTGCCAACAGTCATACCCTGAGACTCATCCTCAAGCCCGGCGGCGAGCGTCACAACCCAGCGTAGCTCTGCTATGCCCCACATACGGTAAGCCAGCAAATCCGGGCGATATTGCTCATCGGGAAGAACGTAATAAATCGTCAGATTCTTGTCGTTCGATTCACACATAAGCATCACCTCTTTGCGTAGCTCTGCCCTGAGTATTGGATCGGCTATGTTGCGGTCGTCATAGCGCGACAGAGGATATTGCCGGGTGCTTTGGGTTGTAGTGATTGATGTAGCCATAGTCAGCCTGCCAGAAATAGATGATGGTGATTCTACCGCTAGTCATTTGTTGAATATTTAACTCAATAAAAGAAAATTATTAGTGCAATTTTGATTGTGAAATGTATCATTCTGCCCTTAAGTAGGTTCTTCACGAGGAAACAAAATTGGCAGAACGTGTTGATGATGCAGAGCTGAGCATGAATCAGTTAGAAGCTCTCAAAGACATGGCCATCGATAACATCAGAAAGCAGGCACAGGTCGTGAGCCAGGTATTTACAGGGAAGTGTCGTTACTGCAATGAATCGATTGAATCAGGCATTTATTGTGACGCTGAATGTGCGCAATGGCACAGGGAAGAGCAGGCCGCAAAACAGCGTAAATATGGCATGCGACCGGCAGGATTTGACTGATTATGTTGCGCTTTACTGAGGAAGAGTTTCAGGCTTTTAGTGAGCGTAGAAATAAGGGGCGGTCCAGGCCAAAAACCAAAAAGGATCCATTCTTATCGCTTGCGCCGGTAAAAGAAGTTTCTCCACATGCGAAGGCACTTGCAGCACTGGCAAAGAACCCAGACCTGCGCGACGGAAATTGCGAGCACTTCGAGCAGGTTTTCATTTTTGATTACTTCGAACGCAAGCACCCTGACATCTATGAGCTGTTGCATGCAACGCCTAACGGAGGGAAACGTTCAAAAGCAACCGCCGGGAAAATGAAAGCTGAAGGGCAGAAAAAAGGTTATCCGGACATGAGTCTCGATAAAGCATGCGGTATTTATCACGGCATGCGAATTGAGCTTAAAGAACCAAATGGTAAAGCCCCGACGAAAGAGCAGATCGCCTGGATGCGCAGGCTTAGAGAGGAAGGTTACTACGTCGTTCTTGCGTATGGTGCAGAACAAGCGATAACCGCCATCCTGGAATACATAAGCCTTAAAAAGGGTGAGGCTATTGAGCATGTATTGAACGGCGACAAGTGGTTGCATGCTGCTTAAAATAATAAATTAATTAGTACATATGCGCCATTTGATATAGCGCACATTAACATCGGGAGAATAGTCGTGTCATCCAAGGCTAATTATGAATCGCTGGCATCGATCATGCCGCGTAATGAACAGGAAACAGATGCTGTAGTGGACCCTGTAATCGCTGAAATGAATGCTCGCCTGGAGGCTGAATTTGCAGCTGAGAATGAACATACCACCCAGGGCGACTAGGACTGTTTTTTGTGTCGGTAGCGGTCCGTCACTCACTCGTGAGGACTGTGCTGCTATAGAAAAAACTGGCTGTTCAATCATCGCGGTTAACAATTCCTGGCAGATGTTCGATGACATTTATGCCTTATACGCCGGTGATTTGTCATGGTGGAAGCAATACGGATCCACCATACCGGGAGGGAGATTCCGCAAAGTGACAGCCAACCTGGCGGCGGCGAAATCATTTTCGTTGGAGTACAGGCGATATTGTGGACCGGCGGAAGGGGTAAATAGCGGCGCGCAGGCTATCAGTCTGGCTGCTGAATCAGGGGCTGAAGTAGTGGTATTAGTCGGCTATGACTGTTCTCTGCAAAACGGCCTTCATTGGCATGGCGCGCACCCTCAAGCACTACGGAATCCAACGCAGGTGTCTATTTCAAAATGGCAACAGCAGTTCCTGGATACCCGCAAAAAACACGCAGATTTACATATTTTGAATGCAAGTAGGAGCAGTGCAATTCAATGTTTCCCAAGAATAAATTTAGAGGCAGTGATCGCGTTATTATCGTCGGCAGTGGCCCAAGCGCCGCAAACTTTGTTGCGCCGCGCGGAGTGCCGATTATAGCGGTCAATGGGGCCATCGACTGGCTGAACCGCGCTTCTTATTTTTTCACACTTGATCCATCGCCAGACAATATGCGGCGCGTTGGTCGTGGCCGCCGTCGCCGTGGTGTTTGTTATTGCATGGCACTACCCGATGTTAAAGAACGTGAAGTCAGAGACGGCGTTCTGTGCTTCCGTCGTGTGGCTGAACGTGGCATGGAGCCAAAAAATACGAATTCTCCCGAGTGGTGGGCGTGGCGCTGGTCCGCACATTTCGGACTTTGCGAAGATGAGAATGAAATTGCCAGCGGCAATAGTGCATATGGTGCTCTGAACCTGGCTTTCCATATCGGATTCAAACATGTCGCCCTGGTGGGCGTTGACGCTACACAAGAACCACGCGTTCACTCCGGCGGCACGCCAAAAAATCTAAGTCACCTGCCTTTGTTATTCCAGTCTGCGCGTGAACGGATTGACGTTGTTTCATGCGGGAAAATGGGAGGTATTCCGCAGATGACTCTTAAAGAATGGCTGAAGAATACATGATGGCACCCACAATTTATCACCGTATCGACGGTACCAAATACAGGAATGTCTGGGTTGTTGGTGATCTGCATGGTTGCTACACCAGACTGATGTCCGAACTCCATCGTGTGGATTTTGACCCGGCGCAGGATTTACTGATATCGGTCGGCGACCTTATCGATCGCGGTACTGAAAATGTCGAATGTCTGGAACTATTGCAGATGCCCTGGTTCAGGGCAGTGATGGGGAACCATGAGCGGCTGATGATTGATGCGTTAAGTCCAGATGGCAACGTGAATAACTGGCTAATGAATGGCGGACAATGGTTCTTCATGCTGGACACTGATCAGGAAATATTAGCCTGGGCGCTGGTGGAGCTGGTAAAGCGTCTGCCCTATATCATTGAGTTGAACACCGGGCAAGAAACTATCGTTATAGCCCATGCCGACTATCCGGATAATGAATACCAATTCGGTAAGGAGGTGCCGCTTTTCAACGTTGTCTGGGCGCGCGAGCGTATCAGTGATTCGATGGATGATATTGGTGGCGAAATTTCGGGCGCAGATCGTTTTATCTTTGGTCACACTCCGGTGAAAAGCCCGAAGACATTCTGGAATCAGCAGTATATCGACACTGGTGCCGTATTTTGCGGAAACCTGACATTGATGAAAGTGAAAGGTGATGGTGCAGCATGAAGATTGCTTTAGTTTTTCGCTCTGGTGGTGACTATAACGCTTCCGATGTGCAGTGGCTGGTTAATCAACTGCCAAAAGGCTATGAAATTATTTGCCTGACAGACCTGAAGCGTTTACATGTACCTGGCGTCAAAGTTGTCCCATTGATCAACCAGTGGCAAAAGTGCCGTGGCTGGTGGGCGAAAATCGAGTTGTTCCGACCGGATATAACCGATGATCTGTTCTATCTGGATTTGGACACGGTTATTGCCGGTGATATACGCCCAATCCTAGAGCATCCACCAACCAGCTTCACCATGCTTAGGGATTTTTACCATCCACAATATCGTGGCAGCGGTGCCCTGTGGATACCAAATAGTGTTAAAGCGCATATCTGGAGTTCATTCTGGCAAGATCCGGAAGGTTGGATTTCTCGTTGTGTCACTACTGAGTGTTGGGGTGACCAGGGGTTCTTACGAAAGGTTATGGGCGATGATACACCAGCATTTCAGGATCTGTATCCAGGATGGTTTGTAAGTTACAAGGCCGATGTTGTGGAACCTGGTTCAAAATATGCGAGCGCGCGTTACTCCAGGGGGAATGGGGCATTACCAAAAGACTGCCGAATAATCTTTTTCCACGGCAAACCGCGACCTCGCGAAGTGTCAGAGGATTGGCTTCCCCTTATCAGCTCATTTTTTGAGCGAGAATCAGAATAATATTGCTCTAATAATTCCATATTTTTAAAACGTGATGTACACTCATCACGTTTTTTATTAGAGCAATCTACAAGGTGCACTATGTGGCCATTCCGACGGAAATATCACTACTGGCTGATCGCCTTTGTTACGCCGACCGGCGGTATCAGGCATGTCATCACCAGGTATCGCAACAAGAGACTCACCTTAGCCAGAATTTTACAGGCTGCCATAGGTGAGGGACTGGATACAAATTGCGTAGTCCTTCCTCCTTCATACTTAGGAAAAATGACCGAAGCACAAGCTAATACGGAACTTTGAAATGAGCACTTCAGCACAAAACCAATCAATCGAAAATGTATGTATCCCTGATGTCCTGAATGCCGGTATCCCGGCCATTATCCAGAACATCCGGGCCGCGCAACGCCGCGTTAGTTGTGATGACCTCACAGCACGTTTTTTTGATAATGCGGTTCAGTCAGCGGAGATGCTTCACGCACAGCTTATTGATGTTTATAACGCAGAAGCTGATAGCCATAACTCCCTGGTAGATGCAGCTGAAAATATGCAGTTGGATCTCGGTCTGAAGGGTAAAGAAATTGAAGAGCTTCAGCTGGAAATTGAACATTTGAAACGCCAGCAACAGGACGCGATCGACGATGCGACGCATGACGCCAACCAGCGTGCTGATAATGCCGAACGTATAAGCATTGAGCTGGAAACAAAACTCAATGAAATGACCGCGATGGTTGAACTGCGGAACTCACAGATTTCAACGCTAAAATCTCAATATAAAGAGATCATGAAACTTGATCCTTTTAACCTTGAGAAACGCTATAACAAAGCTAAAAGCGAGCGACAGGAACTGCGTAAGCAGGTCGCCGACCTTAACCAACAGCTCAAAAAAACTATTAAAGATGCAAGCGAGGCGCGCGTGGCATTTGCTAATAAAAAAGCAGAGGTTACCGCGCTGGTTAATGAGAATGCCAAATTTGCGACGCTCAAGAAGGAAATGTATGGCATTACTGAGCGCCGTTTCCCTGCAAGCAAACTTCATCCGACGTTAGGGCAAATCTCCTTCTTCCCGCGCCTCCTGGCTTATGGGATCTCATCGCCTAAAGAGTTCAATAACGAGCGTCCTTATATCGTTTCTAAGCTGGACTTTGCTTATCAGTTCTGCTGCGACATGGGCTATGCCATTGATATCCGAATCAACGAATGGTTGATGCCAAACTTCCAGCCGTTGGCAATTTTCCGCGAGTTCCAGCCGGAAGGTTGGGTAGAGTTCTTCCATGAATTGATCTGTAAAGAGATGGAAAGCCGTCGCCCGGAATTGGTCCGTCGAGTTGAGTGGGCGCAAGAGGTTATGTTGGCAGATGCAGAGCTGCCGTTCGAACCGGAATTCATTGATGATCTGGCAACTAAAGGGCTGCATACCCTGTTTGATGTGGTTACCCGCCGTCATGAGCAGTTGGTTGTCGAATTGGGTTTAGAGGAAACTGCGGCAAGAAGACTTCTCGATGTTTGCTATGCACGTAGCGATGCATGGGAAAAAGAGAACGGCGGCACTATTTACGTTCGCTGATAGTTACAGTGTCACTTTTAATGCTGGTGGAGTGCTCCCACCAGCATTTTTTTCGTCCAATGAGGAGGGCATTTGAGTATTTTCAATAAACACGCACACCAGGAACGTCCGTACATCGTCATAGTAGATATTGATGGGACGATATCAGAGGCAACGGAAGACAGGCTGCATTTACTTCCACCACCTGGCAAAGGTGCATTAACAGAGCACTGGAACGAGTTTAACCTTGCCTGTGACACTGATGCTCCCATCACTCCAGTTATTGATATGGTGCGCCAGTTGTCCGGCATTTACACCCTCTGGTTTGTAACCGGGCGCTGTGAGATAGCCAGGGATAAAACACGAGCCTGGTTGCGTAAGCACGTAACAAATGGGGCGGAGCCTTTGCTATCTATGCGTCCTGCCACCGATGACAGAAATGACGGTCCAGCAAAGATTGATCTCCTGAAGAAAATTGGTCTAAGTAAAATTGCGTTCGCGCTGGAAGATAAGATTGAAGTGGCGCGTGTTTTCAGGAGTCACGGCGTACTTACGTTAATGGTCAGGGAGTATGAAAACGCGCTTCTCCATCAACAATAATTGCTCTAATAAATCTTGATTTTTAAAACAGAGAAAGTGAAAATAAAAACATGCCGTAAGGCGCGGCATGTATCCAATCAATCACAGGAGCTGAAAATATGAACACGGCATTCAAAATCATTATGGCCTCGATCTATTTCTGGCTGTTCTCTATCACTTTTGGCGGCATCGTCGCGCATGGGTAAGGGGGATGCATGAAAGGCGAAGTGAAAGAGCGCGGCATGATTTTCAACGATGAGATGGTCCGAGCCATCCTCGAAGGAAGGAAAACGCAGGCGCGGCGGATAATGAAAAATCAGCCTGCGGAAGTTGGTCCAGAAGCACCAGTGATGGTTAGGGAAATTGGTGCAGGTTTTCAGTGGTACGGGGCTGATGGTGTAAGCAGTGTTTTCAATTGCCCCTTTGGTATCGTCGGCGATCGAATTTGGGTTCGTGAAACATGGGCGATATTAGGCAATGAAGATGGTTGCAGTGTGGACTGGAACGACAACCTTTGTCGTGGCGATGAGAAGAACGCAGCAAGGATTTATCGGGCCAGTTGTGAGCAAAAGCCTGGTGATTACGGTTTATGGTCGATACCCGATGATGCCGACTGGAAACCTCACACTGTGAATGAAAAGTTTGATGGTGGGTGGCGTCCATCAATTCACATGCCGCGATGGGCATCACGCATCCTGTTGGAAATTACCAACGTGCGCGTTGAGCGGTTGAACGATATCAGCGAATGCGATGCAAGGGATGAGGGCGTTCCGCCTGCTGGAAGTTTGCTTCCTGATCACCCGGGAACATTCCTTACTCCCAAGGGGGATTTCGCAATGGCCAAGGTTGCGTTCCAGCGCCTGTGGGAATCCATCTACGGCGAAGAAAGCTGGAGTGCTAATCCCTGGGTTTGGGTAATCGAGTTTGAGCGTATTCAGTAGGGCGAGCGTATGCAATCAGTTATTTGTGAGGAAGTCGGCCTGAATAAAGCATCCCCAGCAGAGTTAAGAGCAAGTCTCGAAATGGCGCATAGCCTTGCTCAAATTGGTGTCAGGTTTGTACCAATTCCAGTTGAAACAGATGAAGAATTTCACAGGTTAGCGGCATCGGCAGCACAAAAGCTGGAAATCATGGCAGCGAAAGTAGAGAAAGCTGAAGGAGCGACAAAATGAGCAAGCCAACCGACGAAGAAATAGTTCGGGTGTTGGAAGAACACGGGCGCTGTATGACTTACGTCGTGACCAACTGGCTTAGGGATAAATATCGCACACTCAAAACGGCATACGTTTTGCGTCGTCTAAAGAAACTGGAGTTCGACGGGAAAGTAAAGCGCGTTAACAGTTCTTATATAAGACAAATTTGCTGGGAGGCATCCAGTGAGTAACCGTTTTTACATGATGTGCTTGCGTGAAACTGTGGGTAATAACGCCTCATTCCATTGCCATAACGGCAATGGTTACAGTTCTGATATCGATCGCGCTCATGTTTACACGCTGGAAGAAGCCCAAAAAGCCTGGAATTGTGGGCGAGATATCGATCAGCCTGTTTGTGCCGATAGTGTGGATGCAATGGCTGTGTGGCACGTTGATTGCCAGTACATCCCTACAGAAAGCCTGATTGAGTCAGATTGCACTGCGTATGTGGCCTACAAAAAAGGTAGCTGGAACGGCAACGATGTTTACTGGCTTCAACACGGTGGATTGCCAACAGATGACTTCAGTAAAGCGACCATCTTTAGCGTCGCCAACAAAAACGAACCAGGAATAGTTTGGTTGCCATTTTCCATTGCTGATGCAGCAAAGCGTCGGACGTTCAATATCAATAACTTTAACCGCAGAACAATGGTTCAGGGCGCAGGTTTGGTCATGCCTGACTGGTTGGAAGAGCAGAACAGAAGAAAGAAGTCGCGAAGCGGGAAGGTGCGTTGGAATTGTCCGCATTGCGGAAAAATAACCTGGCAGTACAGCCCATATGATTTTGAAGGCTGTAGTGATTACAACTGTGAAGGATGGCGAGAATGACAATTAACTATCAGGTACTGCGTGAGGCGGCAGAAAAGGCAACACCAGACGAATGGGTCGCATTTATTTCGACGGATACTGGTACTTATGCGGTGCACACGCCCGGTGATGAACGATGTGAAGACGTTATCAAATGGACCGGCTTTGATGGACAGAAAAATGCAGAGAACAACGCTCGTCATGTTGCCGCGTTCAACCCAAAGGTTGCACTGGAGCTGCTTGGTGAAATTAAGTGCCTGGAGGACACAAATATTGATGCTATGTGTCGAATTGCAGAGCTTGAGACTAATCTCGCGGCGCTGGTGGCGGAGAATGCGGGGCTTAAGGCCTTCAAAACCGCCGTTTATCAGCAGATGGGCGTCGGATGTGATGCTCCTGAATTCTCCATTACGGTAGGTTTGAGTAACTTACGTCGTTTTGCTGACACACTCCACGCCATTGAGCGTGAGTTCTTTACCAAAGAGCTACCTGATGAAGAGCACGAAGGCGAAACATTCAATGAATGTCCACTTAGCTGGGGAATGAGCGTCGAACAGTACGTTTCCGAGTTTCGCAAATGCCTGGCTGAAGTGCGGGCGCAGGGATTGGATGCTGCTATAGAAGCTGCAAAAAATCTGGTGGCCCAAGAATATGAGTATAAGGATTTCAAAGCGGCGCAGAGTGATTGCTGTATGCACCCTGGTTCAGATCTGGTAGGGAAGGTTGAAATGACTGAGTGGTTAGTTGACTTTGCTGCCCAGCTTCGCAAAGGAGGCAACCAGTGAGCGAAATTAATTACCAGGCACTGCGTGAGGCGGCGGAACGTGCAATTCCAGCAATGGAACGCCTGTTAATGTTGCCAGCTGATGATGATTTGTTAAGTGAACAGGAACTTAAAGATTACGGTGTGGATATTGATGCGCTCAACGCCTTCAAATTTCTGGCCGGACCAGAAACCGTGCTGGCACTACTGGATGAACGGGAAAGGAACCAGCAATACATCAAATCCCGCGACCAGGAGAACGAGGAAATTGCGCTAACGGTAGGGAAGCTGCGCGTTGAGCTTGAGGCAGAAAAACAGCGGGCAAAGGATCTGTTTATGGAAAATGCTCGGCTTAAGTCAGGTATAGCCGGTCTGATACACCTCGGTATTCGATATGCAGATGTTGATGTCATGAAAATTGCTGGAGATGCCCAGCTTTCTACCCCATGCACTGACAGCATCATAAACAGCATTGCAACAGGCATTCGCATCAACGGAGGTGAGTAGTGCGTGTGGCATGTATTGGCTTGTTACCGTACCCGACTCGTTTTTGGGCTTCTGCGCTAATTGCAAAGCCGTATGTCCTGATGGCTGACAACATCATCCCGGCACCAAAGCGCCGCCATACCGGTATTGCAGCGGCACGACGAGCAGCAAAGAGACGCAGGAGAGCAAAGCGATGAAAAACCGTAAGGCAAAGATTCTGTTAGTTCGTAGAAACGCTCCTGGCGTCTGGCAGTGGGTGAGACTCAGCAACCGACGGATGGGGTTGATGAAATATTACGGGATGATGGATTGTGGTTTTTGCAAAAAGCCCAGCGCGGCGCAAAACCGCTGGAAAAACCACTTGCGCACTAAAGGAGAGTGATATGGCTATTGCCGCAAGTTACACAATGCATCTCTATTGTGACTGCCGCCAGTGTACGGAAGGTGTATATCCAGTGCCAGACTTCGGTGAGTATATAGGTACGTCATGGGCTGGCTGTGCAAAAGAGGCGCGCAAGGATGGCTGGCGAATAAGCAAAGACAAAACGCGTGCTTTTGCGCCCGGGCATAAAGTTTTGAGGATTAACAAATGATCACTATTACCAAAGAGCGACTGCTGACAATCAAGCAGTGGCGCGAAACATACGGACCTGGTAGCAACGTTGTACTGCCAGCAGAAGAAGCGGAAGAACTGGCACGAATTGCACTGGCATCGCTGGAAGCAGAGCCTGTAAGCCAAACTTACAACTTGCCAGAATTAATCGAAGGCATGGAAGTTTCCATTGATGTAAGCACTTGTGATGCTGATTTAGGTAATCGCTATTTCGGCACCGTCACCGAGGCGTTAGAACTTGATACTGCCAAGAATGGTTACATCCTCCTGGTTCAGGACGCAGAGCCAAACTTCGATGTAAATGGCAACTCTCCGGTAACTCCGGATAGTTGGATAAGCTGTAGTGAGCGAATGCCCGCTCAAGATGATTGGATTTTAATTTATTCAAAGCACGGCGAGTATATGGCAGGCCAGGTGCAAGGGGAATACGTGGAGTTGAGCGACGGCACTTTATCGTGGTTAGGGAACGCCTTGTTCTGGATGCCGCTACCAGAACCGCCGCAGGAGGTGAATCAATGAGCTGGCCTGAAGCATTCACCACGGTAGGAATTGTGATGGCGGCAGCACTGGGTTTGTATTCAATTTGTCGCTGGTGGTAACGATGGGAAAAATAACTTTTGTAGTCGAATTTGAGGATGGCAAAGAGCCACCTGTTAGCGCCAATCTTGATGTTGCTGGTGGCAGGCTTGTTTCGGTTCTATTTGGTGACTACCGAGATGACTTCTTCCAACCAGAAGAAGTTGATGTAGTGCGAGAGGCATTAAACGAGTTAAGTGTTGATAACGATGATGCTCATGCGGAAATCATCCAAAAAATGGAACTGCTAACTCACTAAATTATCAATTATGGTGCTATCACCTACGACACCGAGAGAAAATTTATAATGTCAAAAGTAAATGTTTTGATTTTTTCAGCAATTGTTGGCTTTGGTTTTACTGCCGGAGTGCAGATTTATATTACGTGGGAAAAAATCATCAACTACGCATGGAGTTGTTTTATTAAGTGAGGTAAGTATGTGGAGAGGTAATAGTCATGGCAAAAGCCAGATGATACTTACCGAATATCAGTTTGACCATAAAACCAATAAATCACGTTCAGTATATTTGCTTCGGCACAATAGCCGCGTAAGGAATACCGTGCTGGAGCAAAATCTGACTGTTGAAATAGATAATTACGGGAGCTTCAAGCCAACAATTTCGCTTGATGATTTTCCTCGTGGTTTAAGCGAAAGAGAAGCAATGCTGAAATTAGCAGAATGGCTACAAAGATTAAGCATTGCTATTGAAGATAACTGGTCTGAACCTTAAATTTATATGATGACACTAAAACATTTTCTTGACCGCCCATTATGGGCGGCAGCCGCAGGCTATGACTTTAATTATATGGATTGCATGTCTTATACCGCCAATGCATACGACTATTCCTTCAGTCTGCTGCTTAATTCTTTAAGAATATTGCCGCAAACAGAAGTTGGAGAGCTTCATTTATGGCTATTGGGCTTTATCGCGGCTGGAGTTGGTATTGCTGTATGGCCTTTTATTTTCTGGCTGGTGGCTGTTGTAGTGTGGTTTAAGTGCAAGACGTACCGGAGAAAGTATTTCTTAGGTGATGGAATGACTGATATTGCCAAAATGAACATTGAAAAATGGACTAAGGAATGTGAAAAGAAATGGCGCAAAAAGAAATGACCAGAATCACTGAAGAGCGTATATCAGAGATTATTTCCCGTATCGAAATGTATGGTCACGGTGCTGGATATACGGCAGATGAAGTATTGGCACTTGCCCAAATGGCTTTGGCGGCTTGCAAAGATGATAAAAAAATGAAGTTTATCGACTTGTTAGTGAAGGAACTGCCTAAGTGCGGCGGGTGGCCTGATGGAATGAGTTATTGTTACCTACCCAGTGTCAATTTAATGGCACCATGCGCGACTTTTGCTTTTGGCTCAGACCACAAAAAAGACACTTTCTTTGGGCGCAATTTTTGTTGTGAGATTGAGCTTCCAATTGGTGACCTTGATAGCGATGAATACCAGTCAGTTGTCACTCGCGAACAATACGAATCAGCTCTCATAGCGTCGCAGAAAGTCGAGTTCAATGGTGATGAACTTGAAAGTAAGACTTACAGGTTGGATTTTGGGCAATGGCTGGAACAGCAACGCGGGAAAATCGATGTGGACTGTGGTTGTGTGTCCACTGAAACATTCATGCACTGGCTGCGGGTAGCTTACGAGGCTGGCAACTATCCGGATATTCCGGATAGTTCGGTGCCAGCACCAGGAAAGGGCGTCACCGGTGAACGTATCCGAATTAAGCCGCATGTTTATCGCGAACTGGTTAACCGTCTCCACGATACAGCGATCAAGTGTGCTGGCACCCAGCAATTACGAGAAAGAATTAGCCGTGTTTTGGGCGACGTTATTACACCAGATCATCATAAACAAGCCGAGAAAAGTGGCCTGGAAAGGTGTCACCTTGAGGCGGCATTAAACATTAAGCCGGGGCATACGCTTGGCATTATTGATGCACTATTGGTTCATAAGATGGCCAGGGCTTTATTGCCGCTGGTGGATGCTGGCGATACAAGCGAGGGTGAAGTATGAGAGTTGCAGATCACATCAAACACCTTGAAAGAATTATCGAAAACGGTGAACTCTTAAGAGATCAGATGAGACGCACGGCAGAAGTCAGAGAGGCGATAATCCGCAGTCAGGCTGGTAAATTAAAGCAATTATCAGAGATTAACGCGCTATACAAGAACAGACGTAACCGGGCGGCGCTGCGGCTTCAGAAAGCACGTAATGAAATTAAATTGGTGGAGGCAAAACTGAAAAAACAGATTCAGCGTTACGATCAGCAAGATGCTTTTTATGCCGCCATCAAGGCGGCTGCTAATGAAATAGGCATCTGGAAGTTGCTGGTGGAGAAAGCAAAGACGAAGTTAAATGCCAACGAAAGCTGAACTACAGGTACCCACCAGCACATACAGAAAATGATTGTTTCCACATCAAGGAGATTTTAATGTTTCACTGAACATTAAGTAAGCCAGTGCATAATTCCATTTTTTACTGACCTTAAAAGCAAAATCAAAACGATGATGAGGATGATCGCCAGAATCTGGCTAATAACAGGCGCATCTAAAAATGCACTCAGGAACTGAAAAAAAGCAGTCATTAAGGTGGTTCCTTGTCAAATGTAAAGGAGCACTTGCTCACGTTGACGTAGAAACCCAACCCCTATATAGTTGGATTCGGTGAAAGAAAGTCGTTAACGTGAGCTTACGGCACATGTTTTCGGAACAACATCAGGGAACGGCTAATTCCTTGATGCGGATGGGGTCTGTAATGCAGACCCTATCTATTAACGTCATGATTGCATCTCAAATTTTCTCCTTATCTTCATTAATCAAAATTCATTTCATTTGTGAAACATCACAATATTTAGAAAATGGCCCTCTTGCAAGTGCATAACTTTGTGGATAAATCAGGAAGAAAAAAGTTGATTCTGCGCACGGCAAGGCAGATAAGCTGTGCACAAAAATCAATGGGAAAAGAAAAAAAATTAAAAGTTACTTTGCTGGTTAAATAATAGTCGTTACGCAATTGTTCTGGATGGGATTTGATATGCACGATTGGAATATTGCAGCTAAAAGTCAGGAAGAACGGGATAAGGTTAACGTTGATCTGGCTGCCAGCGGTGTGGCGTACAAAGAGCGATTGAACATACCTGTCATAGCTGAACAGGTAGCCCGCGAGCAACCAGAGAATCTGCGCACCTATTTCATGGAACGGTTACGGCACTATCGGCAGTTAAGCCTCCAGTTGCCAAAAGGGAGCGATCCGGTGTATCAGAACGAGGATGCACCAAAAAAATAACGGCAAGATGGGGGAGAAATGTGATTAGCCCCCAGCGTGGCGCGCCTACAAACCCCGCTTTCACAAACTATGCCTTTTCAATGTATACTGTATGAATAAACAGTATCATTGAGGTAAAACGCTATGGGCTTCCCTTCTCCTGCGGCGGATTATGTTGAAAGCCGAATTTCTCTTGATCAGCAGATAATTAGACATCCTTCAGCGACCTACTTCATGCGGGCAGCTGATAGCCATCACCGTGAGGGAATATTGCAGGGTGCTTTGCTGGTGGTTGATTCCTCGCTTACTCCGGTTGATGGTTCTCTGCTTGTGTGCGCTATGGAGGGTGAATATCGCATAAAGAGATACAGGAAGTATCCGCGCCAGCACCTGGAGGATTTAAGCACCGGGAAGAAAGAGGCGTTACCAGTAGATGACGATGGATACACGGGCAGTAATGCTGTTTTTGGTGTGATCACTCATGTCATCAATGATGCCCGAAGTGGGGAATTTGATGATTGTCCGGTTATTTAAGCTGCAAAGTGCTGGTGCTTTATGCCTGTGAAGTTTATAATTGTGTACACATAACGAGTGCACGAGGTGTTTATGCAATCCATTAACTTCCGTACCGCGCGTGGCAACCTTTCTGAAGTGCTCAACAATGTTGAAGCCGGGGAAGAGGTTGAAATCACCCGCAGAGGCCGTGAGCCAGCAGTAATTGTCAGCAAGGCTACTTTCGAAGCCTACAAAAAAGCGGCGCTGGATGCTGAATTTGCATCCCTGTTTGACACCCTGGACTCCACCAACAAGGAACTGGTTAACCGATAATGAGGCATATATCACCGGAAGAACTTATTGCGCTTCATGATGCGAATATAAGCCGCTACGGCGGCCTGCCGGGAATGTCTGATCCGGGTAGGGCAGAGGCCATTATCGGGAGAGTTCAGGCCAGAGTTGCCTACGAAGAGATCACCGACCTTTTCGAAGTCTCCGCCACCTACCTGGTGGCTACAGCGAGAGGGCATATATTCAATGATGCCAATAAGCGTACCGCGCTAAACAGTGCGCTGCTATTTCTACGCCGTAACGGGGTGCAGGTATTTGATTCACCTGAACTGGCAGACCTTACTGTAGGCGCTGCGACTGGCGAGATATCTGTATCTTCTGTCGCCGACACGTTACGTAGATTGTATGGTTCTGCGGAGTAGATTAATGGCACGCAAATACAACAAATTGTCCCGTGAAGCGTTAAAGATGCTTCTTGATGGCGTGAGTCGCCGCAAGGTAAAGCAATACCTGGTTGGTAAGCAAATTGGAGTCAGGACCGCTATTGCTGTGTTATGCCGTCAGGAAATGGTTGTGCTTAAACAGAGAATGCCGGGCAGCAGATAAAGCCCAATCAGTGATTAAAGGTGTGATGTGAAAGCCGTAATTACTCCCTTTGTACAGAAAGAGCTTGGCCTCGCCACGTTCAAAGTGGATCAGGAGGTCAGAAAGCTGGTGGAGGCTGGCCGTAAATTTATTATGGAGCCGGTGCCGCGTGAGTTAATCGAGCACATGGAAGACGGCCTCGTTGTTACCGAGCAAACCATGGCAACAAATGAGGCGTTGCAGCCGTTTTTTAACAGCGATGAACTGTTTCGCCGTATTGGTGGAATTGACGCGCTGGTGGCGTGGTTGCGTAGGAAAGAGGGTCAATGCCAGGCCGCAGATCGTAGTTGGTGTGACAACCATATTGTCCACGCTGAACGAGACAATAGCGCGGTGTTGTTGTGCTGGCATCACGATAACCATTACCGGATGCGTGGTTTTAATGAGCTGAAAGAAACGCTGCACAATAATCGCGTTAACTGGATACTGGATGTCGCCCGTCAGGAAATGGGCCTTTCAAATAGCCATGATTTAAGTATTCAGGAGCTGTGCTGGTGGGCTTTCATGCGCAACATGATGCACCTGATGCCGGAAGAAGTCTGCCGCATATCAATAAATAAGATGAAGGCTACTCCGCAGGATAGCGGACCTCTGAAAGAGGCGGATATTCGCCCGTATGACGATCGCGCTACAGCATATGTTCAGATGATGGAAGAACGCGCCGCGCCGATGCGTGCAAAAGTATGCCCTGTGGATGTTGACGCCGACCCTGGCATGGCGCATTTCAAAATACCAAAACTTCAATCGCTAAAATTGCCCGAGTACATGGATTTTGTGGCTTCCCGTCCATGCTGTGGCTGTGGAGCTGCGGGAGCTGGCGCTCACATTACGCCTTATATCGTTCGTCATAGTCGATTATGCGCGCATGACATTTATGCTGTTCCTCTGTGCCAGTCATGCCAGCGTGATATTGAGCGTGACCGCGATAATTGGGAGAAGACGCACGGTAGGCTGGCGATGCATCAACGATTGTTCTTTGATTACGCGCTTGGAGTCGGCGCTATCACAAGTCATTCGTCGAGCGTTAGATAAAATTGCTCTAATGTATTGCTATTTCTTTAATCGAGGGTATTATATTCGACGTTGATTAGTTGACATGGGCTAATCAGTAGGTGACAGGATGTTACTTAACTGGCAGGGACGCCACTTCATGGAAATAAATCACTCACGAATAACATCGTACGAGATTGCGGATTACATGATCCGCACTAAATCTCTTCTATCAGCGAAAGATCTCGCAGCAATTCTTGAAAAGGAATACCCGCATCTGGATGTCGATAAGCGCGATGTTTATCTGCGCTTAAAGGCTATCGCTGTGTCTAAGTATTCGTCTGTTTTGATTGATGACAGTACACGCCCACGTAGATTTCAGATCCACTCTCTGAATCCTGAATTCTTTCGCCGCAGCCGCGCTCCGCGCCGGTTTGATGAAAAACTCCAGAACGAACTCTATATGACGCAGGACGAAAAGGAACGCCGGGAGCACCAGCCTTGGGTGATGGCGCGTCAACTTTTCAATAAGGTGGTCCGTCAGCACCGTCATTACGGTAATGCCACATCCGCACGTATCTGATTGATTGCTTGCCCGTTCCGGGCCTTTTGACATGTGACTTTCGTTACCCTCGCGTCAAAAAGAGTTTTATACGAAAGGAAGCATAAGTGACCTGGGACGATCACAAGAAGAATTTTGCTCGCCTGGCGCGAGATGGTGGTTACACCATCGCACAATATGCCGCCGAGTTTAATCTCAACCCAAACACCGCACGTCGTTATCTCCGTGCATTCAAAGAAGACACCGGAACAGCGGACAGCCGTAAGCCAAATAAGCCTGTCAGAAAACCACTAAAAAGCATGATCATTGATCACGCTAATGATCAACGTGCAGGTGATCACATTGTGGCTGAAATGGCTGAAAAACAAAGAGTTAATGCTGTTGTCAGTGCCGCAGTCGAGAACGCGAAGCGCCAGAATAAGCGCATAAATGATCGTTCTGATGATCATGACGTGATCACCCGCGCCCACCGGACCTTACGTGATCGCCTGGAACGCGACACCCTGGATGATGATGGTGAACGCTTTGAATTCGAAGCTGGCGATTACCTGATAGATAACGTTGAAGCGCGGAAGGCCGCGCGCGCTATGTTGCGTCGGTCCGGGGCCGATGTTCTGGAAACCACTCTTCTGGAAAAGTCTCTTTCTCATCTCCTTATGCTGGAGAACGCCAGGGATACGTGTATTCGCCTGGTGCAGGAAATGCGCGATCAGCAAAAAGACGATGATGAAGGTACTCCGCCTGAATACCGTATCGCGAGCATGCTAAACAGCTGTTCCGCGCAGATAAGCAGCCTGATCAACACCATTTACAGCATCCGGAATAACTATCGAAAAGAAAGCCGGGAGGCGGAAAAGCACGCTTTGTCTATGGGGCAAGCTGGCATTGTTAAGCTGGCATACGAACGAAAGCGTGAAAATAACTGGTCAGTGCTGGAAGCAGCTGAATTCATCGAGGCGCATGGCGGGAAAGTGCCGCCCCTGATGCTGGAGCAAATCAAAGCCGATCTGCGTGCTCCTAAGACCAATACCGATGATGAGGAAAGGCAAACAGCCGTCGGTGGCCCTTCTCTTGAAGATCTGGACAAAGTTGCGCGAGAACGGGCCGCCAACCGCCGCGCCGATGCCGCATTGTGGATTGAGCAGCGTAGGGAAGAAATCGCCGATATCGTTGATACAGGCGGTTATGGAGATGTTGATACTGAAGGTGTATCAAACGACCCATGGCTGGAACAAGACCTGGACGAAGACGAGGAGGAAGACGAAGAAGTTACCCGCAAGCTATACGGGGATGATGATTAATGGCCAGAAGTTGCGTAACGGATCCACGTTGGCGCGAGCTGGTGGCGCTATATCGTTATGACTGGATTGCGGCCGCTGATGTTTTGTTCGGCAAAACACCTACCTGGCAGCAGGATCTGATTATTGAGTCTGTGCAGGAACAGGGTAGCAAGACATCTGTTTCGTCTGGTCACGGTACCGGGAAATCAGACATGACTTCTATCATGATCATGTTGTTCATAATCATGTATCCAGGTGCCCGTGCCATTATCGTTGCGAACAAAATTCAGCAGGTAATGACCGGTATATTCAAGTACATCAAGATAAACTGGGCTACTGCCACCAGCCGTTTCCCATGGCTTGCTGATTATTTTGTTCTGACAGAAACCGCTTTCTATGAGATTACTGGTAAAGGTGTATGGACTGTAGTACCGAAGGGCTTTCGTCTGGGAAGTGAAGAAGCTCTCGCCGGTGAACACGCAGATCATCTTCTGTATATTATCGATGAAGCCTCCGGTGTCAGTGATAGAGCTTTCGGTATCATCACCGGTGCTCTTACCGGACAGGATAACCGCATCTTATTGCTGTCACAGCCTACACGCCCAAGCGGCTATTTCTACGATACACACCATAAACTGGCCAAGCGTCCTGGTAACCCTGATGGCGTTTATACGGCGATCACGCTTAACAGTGAGGAATCACCGTTGGTAACGCCAGCATTTATCAAAATGAAGCTGGCGGAGTACGGCGGGCGTGATAACCCTATGTACATGATTAAGGTACGCGGCCTATTCCCTAAATCACAGGATGGCTTCCTTCTTGGACGTGATGAGGTTGAACGTGCAACGCGGCGGAAAGTCAAGATTGCAAAAGGATGGGGCTGGCTTGCATGTGTGGACGTTGCTGGTGGTACGGGACGGGATAAGTCCGTTATCAATATCATGATGGTGTCCGGCCAGCGAAATAAACGCCGTGTAATCAACTATCGAATGCTGGAATACACAGACGTTACAGAAACGCAGCTTGCCGCCAAAATTTTCGCAGAATGTAATCCTGAGCGATTCCCAAATATCACCATAGCGATAGACGGCGATGGCCTGGGTAAAGCAACGGCGGATCTGATGTACGAGTATTATGGTATTACCGTACAGCGTATACGCTGGGGTAAAAAGATGCATAGCCGTGAAGATAAGAGCCTGTACTTTGATAAACGTGCTTATGCCAACGTTCAAGCCGCAGAGGCCGTAAAATCTGGTCGCATGAGACTGGATAAGGGTAATGAAACTATTGAGGAAGCGTCGAAAATCCCTGTAGGGATTAACTCCGCAGGTCAATGGAAGGTGATGAGTAAGGAGGATATGAAGAAAAAACTCAACCTGCACTCACCAGACCATTGGGATACATATTGTTTCGCTATGCTGGCGGATTATGTTCCCCAGGATGAAGTGCTTAGCGTCGAAGACGAAGCGCAGGTTGATGAAGCTCTGGCATGGCTTAATGAATGAATATTTGCTCTAATAAATTGTGTTTTTTAACTACCGATGTTACATTGAGCCTGACCTCTTGCGCCTTGAGGCATTTTCGGTTTATGCTTATCAGGCACCTCATTAAAACGGGTGCCGGGATTGGCCTCCCGCTTAAGTCTAAGGCGATACAGACGCCGCTCGCGTCTTTTTTTTGTATCGGCGTACACGCACACCTCTACAATGGTGGGCTGTATGGGGCTACCTTCGGGTAGGCTGGTTACCTTGGACGCCAGTAAGGCCAACTCCGTACAGTCCACCGCCAGCAAGATTGGTCTCTTCTGCGGTGGTTACATACCAACGTCTAAGGAGGCTGCCAATATGGCTACTATCCCTACCCCAACTCATCCTGAATTTATCTGGCGCTTTTACTCCTGCCAAAAACGTCACTATCACTTCGTTATTGCACCAACAGAAGATGAGGCCCGCTCTCAGCTTCCTGACGCCCCATGTATTTTCTCTGCCCGTTTTTCCACTGATTCACGCAATTCTCTCAGTTACTGGTGCCTCCCTGTTAACGCTTCTGCTCAGGAGGGACTATGAGAACGTCATTAGTCACCCGTGAAGAGATTATCGAGGCAATTGAACAGCACACTGCCTGTATCAGTACCAGGGATATACCAGGCGTTATTGCCAACTACTTCATGATCACCAAACAACTTTACCGGAGAAAGGACAAGAACGCGGTTCACCGTATCCTGTTGTCTGATATCCGTGAATACCTGCTCGAACAGGGTCATCTGAATTACGCAACCGTCGCAGCCGAAGCACGCAAGGAGGCACACAGAATGAAAGCAAATAACGTTAAATTAGAAAAAATTCATGCACCTTCAGTTCAGGAATCGGAGCTGGTGGTTGTTCAGAATCAGTCTGATGAAATTCCCGTTCTGGAATGGCAGGGAGTGCGTGTAGTGACAACCGAGACTCTTGCTAGAGGGTATGGGACAGAAACAATCCGTATTCGCCAAAATCATCATGAGAACAAAGTACGCTTTGTTGAAGGGAAGCACTTTTTCAAAGTTGAAGGAGAATCATTGCGCGAGTTGAAGCACAGAGTAGCTTTAAACTACTCTGTAAAAATTGCTCGCAATGTTCGCTCACTCACCCTCTGGACAGAACGCGGCGCAGCCCGCCACGCTAAAATGCTCGAAACCGATCAGGCATGGGCATTCTTTGAAAAACTGGAAGACAGCTACTTCCGACAAAAAGAACAGCAACCGATCGCAATCCCCCAGACGCTTCCTGAAGCCCTACGCCTGGCTGCCGAACTGGCTGAACAAAAGCAACTTCTGGAACAGAAAGCCCACCAGCTAAATCAGCAGCTGGTGGCCGCCGCTCCTAAAGTCGATTTTGCCGACCGGGTATCAGTAGCTAAAGGGATCCTGATTGGGAATTTTGCAAAGGTTGTTGGACTTAAGCAAAACGCGCTGTTTGTCTGGTTACGGGAGAACGGCATCCTGATAGCGTCCGGTGGACGTAAAAATGTGCCGTTCCAGCAGTACATCAACGCGGGGTATTTCACGGTGAAAGAAGTGGTGCTGGATGATGAAAATGGCTACCAGATACGGCTGACGCCCCAATTAACGGGTAAAGGCCAGCAGTGGTTGACGCGTAAACTGCTCGATGCTGGCTTGTTAAAACCGGTGGCGGCTGAATAATGGAAGAATGCCCGGTTGATGCCGGGCA